CACATGTTATAATTTATACTGTTATATAATTTACATCTTATATATATATATATATTTTATTTCGTACGTAGTTAGTAGTAGTAGTATGGCGGCACTTTGACACTTTAGTGTGATTCTCAGTTTTCATAAAAATCCGTGGCACATTCGGCACTTTCGGCACTTTGCCTACAGCCACGGGCATTTCCGCGGCACTTTGCCATGCCAGCGCGTGAGAATCGCCAGCACTTTCGGCACAGACGGAGGTATCTAGATGCATAGGTAGTTTTAAGTTTCTAGCATGTGCTACCACAAGCGCATTAGCGCGCCCCTGGTAAGTGATTTTTGGTGATGTACTGGTATAGCGCTCTACAGCTTGACGCATCCTAGCGCGTCTTATGGCGCATTGTAGCAGGCAATAAAAAAGCACGTGCCAACGCGTAGCACGTGCTGTCAGGTAACAAAAAAAGCCGGCGTTCTTGCGAACGTCGGCTTGTTGGAGTCGTGCTGGTCTAGTCGAGATCGGTCCCGTAATACGTGTCAATTTCTAGCTTGGCAAGTATCACGCGGTTCTGCGCGTCATGGTTCGGGCGTCCTTGCGAGGTATATAGAGCCTGACGCGCGCGGCATGCTTCTAGCTGCAACCATGCTACCTCATTCAATGGTACAGGCTTTTGCCAGTCGCGGATATATCCGCTTATACAGCGACAACCATAAGCGCTCGCCGGATGCGACTGTTCAAGGTTACCCTCGCATTTGTGGCATAGATAGATTGCAGTTCTGGTATCTAGTGTCATAGGACTAAACCTTTTCAGAGGGACATAAAGAAACCCGCGCCTTTCGGCGCGGGCAATGTGTTTAGGTTATCTTGCGTAGGGTCGCAGCAGTGGCAAGTAAGCCGGGTCGCCCATTAATCGGCGCCACAAATAGGCGCGCTCTTGCGAGGTAATATCATTGCGCAAGTACCTTCGCAGTGTCACAAGATACTCTTGCCCTGATAGTACTTTCCACTTGCCAGTAGCAGAGTCGATAATCGAGTCCACGATACTCGCCGAACGCATCGCAGGTACGAGTCCAGGAATATCGCCAATGGCGCGCTCTGTCACGCGCTCGCGTGCCGTCATCCATTCCAGGAAACGCGCGGTACTGAGTTTCAGGTTTCGCTTAGTATGTCGCATGGTAATGCTCCATTATGCGGGCAGGATTGCACCGCGCTATGCGTCGCACGCGCCGCATAGCGCGAGGCAAAAAGGGAGCGCGTTTGCGCGCGCTCCCCAGTGTGAGTTTACTTTGTCTTAGAGGTTGCCTTAGGCGCTTTCGTTCCCATTGGCGCGTCATCAATCCAATTGCGCCAAGCCGAACCGATATCGCCCTTAAGCTTAAGAGCGTACTTTTTTTGCAACGCCTTAAGAGTCAGCGCAATGCGCGTTAGCGCTTCGATAGGGTCCGTCTCATCAGACGGATTCACAATTTCGTCCGCCTTGATAAGCTGCGATTCGCGCGCCTCAGTTTCACGCTTTTTCTGTTCACGAGTCTCTTGTGCGGACTCCAACGCGTCACGTTGTGCCTGAGTTTGATCACTGATTCCCGCGAGTGCCATTGCGCGGCTCTTCATTTGGCGGCACGTGTCAATGACTCGTTGCTCTTCTGCCGTCCTGTGATCGTCCGTGTTCTTGTCCGGATTCTTGCTGTTGTATTTCATCCGGCCATAAACGACTGCCGCATGGTCTCGCGTGTAACCGAGCTTGCGGACAAGATAACCGCAATTCATAGCCTTCCACAGATCGCCGCGCGCGGCTTTGTCCTCTTTGGAGTCCGTTCCCCAAAATTTCAGCGCGCGAACGATGTTTCCATCGACTCCCGCCATGTTCGCGCCCCATTCGAAAAACGACTGGATAGCATCGGCGAGCTTGATATGCCCGTTCCCGTTCAAGGCCTTACGCGAGGCCTTGCCCGTAGCCTGAGTCATCTCGGATGGAGTCACAACGGAGGTATGAGACATGTCTTTAGTCCTTAAGTTATGCTGCATTGCAGCGATTATCCTAATTGGCGAATCCAATTAGAAAATAAATTATAGCACGTTCTATTGTTTATGTCAAAATCCGTCTGAATCGGTGTCGCATTGTGTGACACCAAACGACTGCGCTGCGGCCCGGGAAGAATTACTTGTGGCCGTTCAACGGGGTAGAAGGGGGCGCTCGTGAGGCATGCCGCGTGTTTTCCCATCCCACAAATAAAATTCCTGAATTTTTAGAAATTTACAAATTATACACTTAGCTACCATATGTAAAATCTCACATGCAAAAATTTTTTAGTGAATTTTAGGCAATAATATAAATCATGCAATGTTGCACGTGAAACACGGGACTGCTAGAATGACGCGGCGAGCGAGGTCTGATCACCCCGCCCGCCACTTGACTCGCAACTATGAACACCGCACCAGTATGCGACATGGACCTTTCGGCTAACCCAGCCGCATTAGGGTGGCCCCCTAGTTTCGTCTTGGAGCTTGTGCTGCGCCAACAGCCAGTTCGGGACATCTGCGCCGCGTACTCGATCGACAGGTTCGAGTATGAACGTCTACGAGCGGATCAGGCGTTCCAGCGCGCAGTAACGGAGGCGGCAGAGACGCTGAAGAATGACGACAGTGCGTCTTTCAGGCTCAAGGCTCGGGTACAGGCAGAGGAACTTTTGAAGACCAGTTGGGAACTGATCCACGCCCCGTTGGACGACGTCTCGGCTGCAGTAAAAAGTCAGTTGATCCAGATGACCATCCGTTGCGCAGGCTTGGACGCGAGCATCGAACAAAAAGCGCGTGCCAGCGCCACGGCCCAGGCAGCAGCGCTCACCGCGCTGCAAATCAACATTCATCTGAACGATTAGGATTCATCTTCATGCCCGACAAACCATTCCAGCCGATGGCGACGCCGCCCATGAAGCCGCGTGTGCCCATGACTCCATTCACCCCGCAGGAGCCGTTCACACCCTTCATCCCGCGCGAATCATTCAGACCCATGATTCCCCATCGGCCCTTCACGCCTATGGAACTGCCAAGGGAGCCAAGACCGTTCGCCCCAATGGCGCCATTCCGCCCAATGGAACCACTACGACCGAACCCACCGCTGCCACCGCGCGTGGTAGTCCGAGGACAAATCGTGAGCCAGGATCAACTTGACCGGCTGGGTGATATGATCGGACCCGATCTCATGGCGCGGATGACGCGTCTGATCGAGCGGGTGAAGAGTGATAAACATGGTTGACTCATGATCGAGCAGCTCAAAAGCAGCGCCAATCAGGCGATCGACGCTCTCAAGGGCTCACCTATCTTGCTGACTCTGGTTCTGCTCCAGTTCGCGTTGCTCGGTGGTGTCATCTGGCTCTCAAGCCAGCGCAGTAACTATGAGCACAAGCAGTTCGAGCTGCTTTTGGCACAGTGTGGTCCTCATGTCTGACGATACCGCCCCCACCCCTGTCGCGGCATCTTCCGTAGGCTACAAAGTAGTCGACGCCCAGTGGAACCCTTCAAGGCCGGCCGATGCTCAGGCGATGCTGACGTCTTTGGGAGATCAAGGCTGGTCCCTGATTACCGCCTATCCCAGCTCGATCCGCGAGCGTACCCGCTGGATACTCAGTCAAAGTGGAGTTGCAAGCTATCACGTTGTCGACCAGCAATGGTCGCCGAGCGACCCTCAAACTATTGAGACTTTTCTGAACTCTCAAGGGTCGTCGGGCTGGCAATTGATCATGGCCTACCCGGACTCGCAGCGCGAGAAGACTCGCTGGATATTCGGCCAGGGCACTGCCGCTGGTGGAGGTGGCGGTGTTCCCGAAGCTCCGGTGGATGGCAACCTCTATGGTCGCGAGAATGCCGCCTGGGTGGTAGTTCCGCCTGCGGGCACGGGTCCTGCTGGCCCTGCAGGTCCCCAGGGTCCTGCGGGCCCTGCAGGTCCCCAGGGTGCAACGGGTGCGGCAGGCCCCAGTGCAGTCAGTGCTAATGCCGGCAATACCGCCACCCTTGGTACCGACAGCTTAATCTTTGTGCCGGCGCCGGCCGCACCGCCAGCCCCGTCATCCACGCCGCCTGTCATGGATGGCATCGCCGCCATTGGCACAGCCGCCACCTACGCTCGCGCCGACCACGTCCATCCAGCCAATACAAGCACGCTCGGCATCGGCCGCAACAAGCTGCACAACCCGCTGTTCAACATTCAGCAGCGCGGGCAGGGACCGTGGACGGCGATTGGATATACCGCCGACCGATGGGCAACATATTTTGCATCAGACACCGATAGCATTTCGATTGTCGGCTTAAGCGATGCAGATCGAGCAGCAATTGGAGACGAAGAAGCACGATATGCACTGCAAGATGTATTCACAGGTTCGGCCGCAGCCGGATCGTACAGTTTCATAACTCAGACAGTCGAAACTACACGGCGACTGAGCGGCAAAACTATTACAGTTTCATTTTGGGCTAGAGCAACAGTAGGAACGCCGAAGCTTGGCGTTGCCTACACTCAGGGTTTTGGTACCGGCGGTTCGCCATCGGCTAATGTTTCTGCCAACATCGGTGCAACACCGGCCTTATCCGCAGCGTGGGCGCGATATTCATTTACGATTACATTGCCGAGTGTTGCCGGAAAAACGTTTGGCACAAGTGCTGGGACGGATGGTACCGCATGCGAAATTTGGTATTCTTCCAACTATACGCCAGACCGCAGCGGAGGCATCGGCGTGCAGTCCGGCACCGTGCAGATCTGGGGCGTTCAGCTTGAGACCGGCTCGCAGGCCACGCCGCTGGAGAAGACCGATCCGCGGTACGATCTGGCGAATTGCCAGAGGTTCTATCAGACGGGAGGTGGCCTCAACTACGTGTATCAGGCGGCTGGTGGTACCGCATACACTACCGTTCCATTTGTAGCTACAATGCGGGCGCCACCTACAGCGACTGTTTCGCCGTCTGGCGGCAGCAACTACAACTCGGTGACGGTCGGCAGTACCAATATCTCTTCACTTACTGTGAATACGGTTGTTACGGCTACAGGGGGATCGGCCTATACTCTCAACTGGACTGTCTCAGCGGACCTCTGACCATGCCGAGCAAAAGCAAGAAGCAGCGTATCGCGATGCAGATCGCCAAAGCCGGCAAATCCAATATCGGTATTCCCCAGAAAGTAGGTGCCGGCTTTGTTGCCGCTGACAAGAAACGCAGCAAAGCTGCGCTCGCCGCTCTCCCGCTGCGCAAGGGAGCACCTGCTCCTCCCAGCAAAAAGGACTGATCCCATGGCTAAGGCGAAAGAAAGTTACACCCCCGCGACGACTCCAGAGGATAACGGCTACTGCCCGCAGGCCGGGCAGTTCGATTATGCTTATTCGGGCGATCTCACTGATTTCGGGCCCAATAAGGACGACTATGAAGAGCGCGATGCCAAGGTAAACTCCACCCGCAAGGAGTTCGGCAAAGCCATCCCAGCTGGAACAGGCCCTGCGCTATCATCCGGGCATGACCTGGATTAGCCACATTCTCCCGCCCCAGTAGGGGGCGCCTTGCGAGCGCTGGGGGCGCGAGCGCAAGAAGGGCGAGCGCGCAGATCAGGAGCCCTGGTTTGGCTGGGGGGACTTGGGGAAACCAGATCACCTGGTGGCGCGCTCGCTTCCAATATCAGCGCAACATGTGAGCCGGTCAAGTGGCTAGCGTCATTGACTATCGTCCGTCCCCGACCATCAAAGCCTTCATCCGCGATCATCGTTCGTCCGGACTTTTTTACAGCTGGATTGTCGGGCCGGTTGGCAGCGCGAAGACCACTGCGCTCTTCTTCAAGTTGATCTTCCTCGCATCCAAGCAGACTCCGAGTCCCGATGGAATAAGGCGCACGAAAGCCGTTATCGTCCGCAACACGCTGCCCATGCTCAAAGACACGACGCTCGCGTCCTGGGAGTACTGGTTCAAAGACGGCGTGGCTGGCCACTGGAACGCGACCGACAAGAATTTCACGCTGCGCTTCAACGACATCGAGTGCCAGGTCCTCTTCCGACCACTCGACACTCCCGACGACGTGCGCAGAGTTCTTTCCCTCGAGATCAACTTTGCGATCATCGACGAGTTCGTAGAGATACCCAAGGCGATCGTCGATGCCCTCTCCGCCAGATTAGGTCGTTACCGCCAGCCCGACGGCACGCCGGTGACCATCTGGGGGATGTGGGGCTCGTCCAACCCCGGCACTGAGGACGTGTGGTGGTACGATTACTTGCACGGCCCCGCGGTGCGGCGCTTCAAAAGACTCCCGGGTGCGAACATTCCGACGCAGGTCCCTGATTCAATTGGGGATGTCGCGACGGCGCTGGCAATAGGCCCCGAGACGACAGGCCTCGAAACGACCCTGAATTTCGGGGCATTAAACACCCCTACGTTGGAGCCGATTGCGTCTTACTACCACCAGCCCGGCGGGCTGACGCCGGACGCCGAGAATCTTGAGAATCTTCCTGGCGGGGTCCAGTACTACCGGGACGCCGTCGCCGGCAAGTCCGAGGTCTGGGTCCGTCAGTTCGTAGACGCTGAATGGGGCTTCTCCATCGCCGGGAAAGCCGTGGTTCCAGGGTTCCGGGCCGATCTCCATGTCGCTCTCCCTCATACGCTCCAACCTAATCCTTACTTTCCTCTCGTCGTTGGTCTCGATCCCGGCATAACAGGTTCAGCCATGATCCTGGGTCAAATGGACTACGACGGCAGGGTCAAAGTCTTTGCGGAACTCTGCCAGGAGGGTATGGGCGCCGAGCGCCTCATCCAGGAAAGACTCCAACCCCTTCTTCGTAATAGATTCCCGCAAGTGAGTCGCGTGATTGTCGCCGCAGACCCCGCAGCTGCCTCCCGAACCCAGACCGACGAGCGCACGGTAGTGCGGATATTCAAGCAGCATTATGACGTTGACGTAGAGTCCAACAATCGCCTTCCCCTCCGTCTCGATGCGATCGATCATTACGTCTCATCACTCGTCGAAGGTCGTCCGGCCTTGCAGATCGATCCATCCTGCCAGATGCTCATAAGAGCCCTCAAAGGCGGCTGGCGATATGCCGCTGATCTCAAGCGCGAGACTCTCCGCGGGCACGAGCCCGAGAAGAACCTGTACAGCCACCCGGGAGACGCTTTCGGTTACCTGTGCAGGTTCTTCCATCGTGATCGGCAGCGCGAAACACGCTATAGACTACCACAAGGCAGCCTGGCAGCTCGGCGCCAAGGTGTCCCCTGGCAACGCCAGCCCGAACGCAACAGCTATCACTTTAGGTGACGCCATTGTTCGCGACGGATGATTTTTCCTATTGTGCTTGGAGTGACGTTATATCGGTCGGCTAAGGTTTGTTGAGTAGTCCTACCGGCGGCGTAACGAGAGCGGATGGTAAGGATATCAGTGTCAGTGAGTTTTGTCATATGGTGTTGTGATCCCTTGCATTTTTTCCCGCGTCCTTTAGCTTCCATATCGTGTACGTTGTCGCGTTGAGGGCCGAGAAAAAGATGCGAAGGTCGTACACAGCGTGGATTGTCGCAATGATGGCAAATACACATTCCTGGTGGGATTGGTCCGTAGGTCAGACGCCAGGCTACGCGATGTGTCAGTTCCAAACGGGTACGTACCCAAATACGTCCGTAGCCTTGACGGTGCGTGAATCCAGTCCACAACCAACAATCATGGGTCTTTTGGACGTATGGCCAAAAACGGTCGGTAAGTGGTATACGTGGTCTAGCCATGTTCGCCCTCCTACAGCGATCAGGGTTAGGGACACTGGCAATGCTATCAACGTTGTCAGTGTCCCGATCATAGCAGGTCACTTGTGAGTACGTCAAATGGCTTTTCCAACTAGTGAGCCGCCATTAAATACGTCTAAAAGCTATCCTGATCCGGCTTTGAAACCGCCAACGCTTGGTGTACCGACTAAGCAGAAAGAATCCACTGCCTCGCATGACCCACCAATTAAAAAAATTTCTTCTGAAGCATTAAGGACTCTCGGGCAGAGATTTGATCAGTTATTTCGTCAGTATATCTCCGATCGGCGCATCGCTGAGATACGTTGGCTGGCCAATCAAAGACAGTATCTAGGACTCTACGATCCTGAGGTTGAGGCTGCTTTCAGCCCAAACCGGTCAAAGGCGTATCCCAAGATCACACGCACTAAGTGTATCAGCGTTCTTGCGCGCATCATGAATCTGATGTTCCAGGGCAATGAAAGAAATTGGGAGATTTCTGCTGCGCCATGGCCCGACATCACCTCAAATGAGATCAGGGATGCGATCAAACTTGCTCAGGAAAAAGATCAGCAGATGGGCGTGCCGACGCCCGACCCGAGTGATTCATTTGCTTATAACAACTACGTGATGGAAGCACTTGATCGCTACGCTGACCTGCGCGCCGACAAGCTTAGCACTCTCATCGATGACCAGCTTCAGGAGTTGGGCGGTCACCAGGCGCTTGACTACGTTGCGCTCAATCGCGCAGTAATCCGATCGGGAATCATTTACGGCCTCGGCGTGCTCCGAGGTCCCTTTGTGCGCAAAAGTGAGACGGTGACATGGAAGGTAACGACACCGAAGCAAGCAATGTTACCGCCGCCGGGAATGAACGGTGGAGCACCATCTCCGCAGATGAATGGTGCATCGACACCTCCGCAGATGAATGGTGGCGTGCCTCCTTCGCAGGCGAACGGTGGTGGTGCGCCGATGCCACCTGCACCGGCTTCATCCTCACCCCCGCCGCCGTCACCAGTCGTCAGGCCGCAGAAGCAGGTGGTCTTTAAGCCATACTTTGAATTCCTTCCGGTTTGGGATTTCTATCCTGATCTCAGCGCCAAAACCCTGCAAGGTATGGATGGTTACTTTGTACGTCATGTGATGTCTAAAACTCAGGTCAAACAATTGGGAAACAGACCTGATTTTTTCTCGGACGTGATCGACAGCTATCTCACGAGATACCCTTTGGGTAACTATCGCGCGCAGCAGTTCGAGCAGGAACTGCGCGCGATGGGGGTAAAAGTCAACGTCAACGAGATGAAAACGGAGACCATGAAATATGAGATCATGGTGTGGCACGGACCCGTGGATGGCATGCTGCTCCAGGAGGTTGGCGTAGAGGTTCCGGTCGATAAGCTGTCGGATTACATCGATGCGGAAATCTGGATGTTAGATGCCAACGTGATCGGCGCGCGGCTCAATCCTTGGGAAGACCTCGTCAAGGAGATGCCGAGTGTTCCTGTTCCTCCTATGATTCACACGTTCCTCTTTGATGAGGACGATACGAGTCCCATCGGCTTTGGTCTCCCTCAGGCCATACGTGACTCTCAGATGATGGTCGCGGCCGCCGTGCGCATGCTGCTGGACAATGCCAGCGTCGTATGCGGGCCTAACCTGGAACTCAATACTGATCTCTTGCGTCTTGATCAGGACTTGGCAGCGATCGCCGCGTACAAAGTCTGGTACCGTGAAGGCTCCGGGCCCGAGGCGCAGTGGCCCGCGGTGCGCAACGTCCAGATTGATGCACACCTTGATAGCCTGCTCAAGATCGTGGAGCTGGGGCTCAAGTTCGCCGATAGCGAGACCTTCGTCGGTCCGGCAACAGGCGGCGACATGGAGAAGACCGCGAGCGAGCCGATGCGCACGGCCGCGGGCGCCTCCATGCTCCGTGGTGAGGCGGCGCTACCGTTCAAAGATGTCATTAGGAGTTTTGATACGTTCACCCAGAGCGTGATTAACTCCATGGTTCTCTTCAATCGTGTCTTTAATCCGGACCAGGCGCCCGATGGCGACTATGACGTGATCGCGCGCGGCGCGACCTCCCTCATGGCAAAGGAGCTGCGTGGCATGCAGGCTGACTCGCTCGTGCAGACGCTCAAGCCCGAGCAGATGATTCACGTGGACGAACGCAAGCTCGTCGAGGCGCAGATCAAAGCACGTGACATGGATGATATCCTGGTCACAGAGGATGAAGCCGGCCGGCGCCAGCAGGCAGCGCAACAGCAACAGCAGCAGCAACAGGACCAGCAGAACCAGCTGATGGAGGCCAATCTCCGCAAGATTCTTTCCGACTCGTTCAAGAACATCGCTCAAGGCCAGAAGAACACAGCTAATGCTGATGCGCAGCTCGTGGAGACCGCGCTCAACATCCTAGAGAAGGGTATGCAGGATGAGCTTTCAGGAGGACTCCCGGCCACCGCTGGCGGTGGGCAAGGTAGCCCCGGCGTTCCAGCGCAACCAGCCGTCCCAAGCTCGCCAGGAGGAGACGGATTTGCTCAAGCGCTTGCAGCAAGTACGGCTGGACCCGGCGCTCCTGGTGGTGCGCCAGCTCCTGTCGCTCCGCCTGCTCCGATGCCAGGACCACCTGGTCAAGGCGCCCTTGGATGATGTAGCCTTGTTGCAAGGAGAAGCACGTATGCTTCAGAAGCTTTTGCGTGATCTAGCGGGTGAACGTCCTTCAATCGAGTAGGAAAAAGTTTAGGAGATGATTCATGGCTAAAGCTCCTGCGCGCGCCGCGGCGCCAGCGGCTGAGCCGGCGGCGTCAGCACTGGAAACTCCTGCACAGAGTCCTGCAGTTCCATCTCCAGCACCAGCGTTAGCTGTGCCTACACCTGTTATTCCATCCGCACCTGTCGAACCTTCGCAGCCCGACCTGTTCGATGCGGCATTCGCCGAGGCGGCCGCGGCGGCGATCGCGGAGCTGGAAAAGCCTTCAGTTGATGCGGCAGCGGCAGTGGCGGCACCTAAGAAGCCCCCTCCAGCTGCACCCAAGCCACCGGCCGCACCGCCGGCTGAGCCGGTTGCCGAGCCGGCGTCGGAACCCGCGGCTCCACCTTCTCCACCTTCTCCACCTTCTCCACTTGCGTCGCAGCCGGCGGCACAGCCGGCGCCACCACAACCTCCTCCACCCCAGCCGCGCGCGTATCAGGAACCACCATTATTTAATCCGGAAGAAGCTACTCAGCTGCAGACGTTCTATAGCGAGTGGCCGGATGTGGCGCGCGCTACCGAGGTGATGATTCGGGGTCTGCTGGAGCAGACTAAGTGGCGCATATACCGGGAAATTGGCGCGTCCTTGGCACCATACATACAAACTATCGACACTTTGGCGGATCGGTCTCAGCTGTCCGAGCTGCAGGGACAAGTATCCGACTACGACACTGTATCCGGGCAGTTGACCTCTTGGGCGTCTAGACAACCTGCGTATTTGCGTACAGCATACGAGCATGTTATTAGATCGGGAACGGCCGCCGAGGTTGTTGACTTGATCAACCGGTACAAGCAGGACACCATGCCAGCACAGCCCGTTGTCGCGGCTGCTGCCCAGCCCGCTGCCGTGTCACCTGCTTCAGTCAATCCTGCGCTTGCGGCTGCCGCAGCGCGCCTCGCGCCGGTGGCGACCAAGCGTACCAACGTGGTTGCGCCCCCCACCGACTTTGATACTGCTTTCGCTGAGTTCGCTAAAGCGTCTTGAGCCCTAAGCCAGGAGTTGATCCATGGTCGCAGTTACCAGTTATGGCGATATCAGCCCGGCGGTCGCGGCATACAGCGTCGTGCGGATGCTCAAGCGGGCGATGCCTTACCTGCACATCGAGAAATTTGGACAAACATATCCCCTGCCGACGAACTCGACGCAGACAGCCAAGTTCCGGCGTTATTTCCTTCAGGGCGCGACAGGTGCGGCTGGTCCGGACGCTGGCGGGACAAACGGTGTCGGGCAACCGTTCTACATACCCCTTGCTTTGACGCCCTTGGTCGAGGGCGTGACGCCCGCGGGCTCTATGCTGGCCAACCAGGATTACACGGTACAGCTCTACCAATATGGCGACTATATCACGATTACCGACGTGATCGAGGACACCCACACCGACCCGGTGCTCCAGCAGTCCACCGATATTTTGGGTGAGCAAGCCGCAGTCACTGTCGAGACTCTGCGGTTCAACGTGCTCAAGGCCGGTACTAACGTATGGTATCAGAATCTGGTTGCCGGGCGCGCGAACGTGGCTGGGGTTATAGGACTCACCGATCAGCGTCGCGTGACGACTGGCCTCAACCGGCAGAATGCCAGGAAGATTTCTCAAGTCGTGGCGTCCAACCCGGATTTCAACACGCGATCGGTCGAAGCTGCGTACTTTGCGCTCGTGCATCCTGATCTCGAAAGCGACATTCGCAACATGACCGGCTTCATTCCGGTCGCGAGCTACGGGCCACATACGAGTCCCTTCGAGGGCGAGATTGGGTCGGTCGAACAATGCCGCTATCTCAGCTCGACCGTTATTGCGCCCTTCATCAACGCGGGTGCCGCGACCTCCGGCGGGACGACCTATCGCTCGACTGGCGGCGTGAATTGGGACGTCTATCCTGTGCTTTATTTTGCTCGCGATGCGTTTGGGCTCGTGCCACTTAAAGGCAAGTCATCGATGACCCCGATGGTGGTCAACCCGAAACCGGCGCCGGGCGATCCGCTAGCACAACGAGGTACTGTAGGGTGGAAGCTCTATACAAGCACCGTGATCCTGCAGGATGCGTTCATGGCTCGCTTGGAGGTCTGTGCGACGTCGTAATAGAGGAGGTTCCACGTGGCTAATCAGCATCAGACGCAGCACGACACCAAGGCTGGTAGCAAACCTGCGTATGGTCCTGCACCCGCGCTTTTTGTGGTTGCGCCGCACGACGACGCAGCGCCTCGACCGCAGATGAATGTTGGCGACACCGGAATCGCGAAGGTGAGCTTCGTCGATGAGACGGGCGCCGATATGAAGATCGTGGAGTCGACATGGACGTCAGCAAGTCCGGCTGTGACGATCGACCCGCCGGCACCGACGGCGTCAGATCAGCCGCCTGTCGATCCGGCGACCGTCAATCTGACGGCGACTACTCCCGGGCGCGCGCCGATCAGAGTCACTGTTGTGACCGAGAGCGGTGCGACAGCCGAAGCAGCTACCGAGATCATGGTGATCGAGACCGGTAAGCCCGCTGTGGGCAAAATCGACGTCACGGTCCAGTCGGCTAAGTCCAAAGCAAAGTGAGGAGTCATTCATGCCCACCCAGATCATTGACACCTCACTGCATACGGCCGCTTTCCCGGCGACGTATACCGGGCCGGGGAACTTGGTTGGTAACGCTGTTCAGGCCGCTCCTGAGGGGAGCGACGTCTTTGGCTATTTCACGTCGGCCGGCAATGCGGTGCAGATCAACTGCGGGTTCCAGGCGCTGCAGGTCGATATCATGGACGTGGCTGGCGTGCTGATCTGGCATTGGCAGCTGGGCATGCCGGCGACCAACAGTTTCAAGTCCGCGGCGGCTGCTCTCTCGGTTGACACCTCAGGTGCCATCACGGTCAGCTCCGATCCGGCAGGCAACACCAACGTCACTCTGTCAGCCGCATTGGTCGGTACCGGCAAAGTCATCTGCTACCATGTTCAGGGTTGATCCATGGCCATTGCCGGCACGACTGAGACTGCCATCTTGCAGCTGATCTACAACGCGACGGCTTGGGCTAATTACGCGGACAACGCTGCGGCTACGCCTCAGACCAATACCGCGATTGCGCTGCATACGGCTGACCCGGGTACCGGCGGCAACCAGTCTACCAGTGAGGTTGCGTACACAGGGTATTCGCGTGCGAGCGTAGCGCGTACGACCGGTGGGTGGACTGTGACTGGAGTTGGCCCAGCAAACTGCTCACCGGTTTCTAACATCACGTTCCCGGCCGGCTCAGGTGGGTCAGGGACGGTAACCAATTTCAGCACGGGTAAGACCGGCGGCGGTGCGACGCCGATCCTTTGGAGCGGCACCGTGACCCCCAATATCGTCTCGGGCTCGGGCGTGACGCCGGTGCTTACCACCGCTACAACAATCACTCTCTCGTAGGTAGCTTGCAATGTTCGTATTGGTGTGGTACCATACTGTTTGTGGTCACATCAATGGAGAATGTTGCTATGGCTGGAAACCCTCGTCGGAACTCTGTGACTGATGAGCAGATCATTGAGTCGTATCGGAGGACTAGTTCGCAGTATGTAACGGCGCGAGAACTTGGTCTTAATGCCAAGACAGTTGCGCGAGCGTTGCGAGTTCATGGTGTGGAAATGATTGGTCTTGCTGAATATCGTAAGAATGCCACGATGTTTCGTGGTCAGGAAGAAGAAATAAAACACGCTTATGAAGAGGGTCTGACGCTTGACCAACTGCGTGAGCGGTTTGGTAAAGCATCGGATTACGCTTACCAACATGCGATCAAACGAGCAGGTGGAGAGTTGCGCGAGTGGGCTAGACGAGAGACGTCTGAGGAAATTGCTAAGATACGTGAGATGCACGATGAGGGATTAGGCCAGGAGAAAATTGCGCTTGCTCTTGGTAGGTCGCAAGGTTTCGTGAGTGATGCTATGCGGCGGCATAGTATTAAAACTTTCTGGCGTGCTGAGGGGGAGGCTCATCATGGTTGGAAGGGGGGCCGTTGGAAAGATAGTAATGGTTACTGGCGTGTTCGAATAAAGCGAGATGATCCGATGATTTCAATGGTGATCGGGCGAGGTACTGTCCTCGAACATCGTCTCGTCCTAGCTCATAAGCTTGGCCGACCTTTAGCTTCAAAGGAAACTGTGCATCACATCAACGGCGACAAGTCGGATAATCGCCCTGAGAACCTCCAGCTTCGGCAAGGAAAACATGGTAAGCACGTCGTGATGTGCTGTCGCGATTGTGGTTCTCGTAATGTCGGTCCGGTTGAGCTGTTATGAACCATGCGGACGAATTTCGACGATGCCTGATCGAACTCGACGTCGTCGGGATGTGCGATCTGTGGTTCCAAGTTTCCCCGCATCTGCCTCAGCCGAAGAACAACGAAGAAGCGCTGATAACACTCCATTATGCGCGCACGCAAACTAACTCTATCCCGGTCCGGCTTCGTTGTTACTCGCACGCTTGGCTCACCGAGCGCTCTTTGCCGTCGGGCCTGCCTGACTGGATGAAGCCGAAGGCCGCTCGTCTTTACCCGCATGAGGTCAAGGCGGTCGGTGTCGCCGTGAAGGCGATGTCGGCGGCGAGTGCGCCGCTGGCGCGCGCCGTTGAGAAGGCGATGTCTGACGCAGTGCTGGAGTGCTACGCTGACGGCGTGACGGACCCGAATATCATCAAGGCACGGATGGACGCGGCTCGCGCGCGAGTGTGAGCCATGGTGCAGGTTGGCGGCCTCCCCGGGCTCATTCTCACAAGCACGATGGTCAGCGCGGTCGGCGTTGCTGCCG